CTATGCAAAGCATTTACAGAACTTGGAATATCTCGGCACCTAAATTGCCTGACCATATTATTTCTGAACAGTTAAATTTTTCGGATTTTTCTGCATTGCAAGCCAACTAATTTGACAAAAAAACCCTGCTGGCGGCAACCAACAGGGCAATGGGCAAAAGCCCAAACAAAATGAAAATCTATCTTGATTTTATCTTATTTTTAGATAAAAGTCAAGACTTTGGAGGTTTAATAATGACTAAGTATAGTGGTCAAAAAACTATATTTGCAGAGCGCTTAAAACAAGCGATGTATGCAGCTAACTTAAATCAGGTAGATTTGGCTAAAGCAGTTGGTGCGTCTAAAGCTGCTGTAAGTCAATACCTTTCTGGCAAAAATATCCCAACAGAAAACAGAGTAAAAGCGTTGGCAGAGATTGTTGGCGTTTCTGTTGATTTCCTTGTAGGTAATGATTTGAATAAGACTGTGGCTCAAAAAAGATTTGAGGATGTAAAAATTACATTTGTTCAAGCCTGCCGCTGCTTGAGAAAATCAGAAGATACTGTTCGCACTATGATGGTAGAGGGATGTGATTTTGGCAAAGCCGTTCCGGGAAAAGGCCGTAGATTGAATTATGTTTTCTATCCTGCTAAATTTCGTGATTGTGTTGGCGTTGAACGCTTTAATGATTTTTTTGGTATAACGAATTGATATTTGTGTTGAGACAGCGCTTGAATGGAAGGAGCATTTTTGAATGAATAAAGAAATTGAAATTATTGCCAGCGGTTCGTTTGTTGACCAGGGCGTCAAAATTACTACCAGCATTATCAGATTGTCTGGCGGCTTGATGAATGAATGGCTGGCAACTAATCGTCAGCCGGATTGCTTGCAGTATATTGATAATCAGGAGGGCTTACAGCGGGCCATAGCTGAAATGCAGGACAAGCAAGAGGCTTGGCAGCGCAAGGTTCAGGAGCGAATGGGTATTTTCGGCCAGTCTGATGTGTTCAATAAAGACGGTTTTACATTCGGCGTTTGGCATAATACCAGCGAGATTTTCACGGCGATATATATGGAGCCGATAAAGGTGATGGAATCATGAAAATTGAGTTGGGTAAGAAATATCATCAGGCTAAGTGCCGCAAATGTGGGACAGGCTGGGTTATAGCCAAAGGGCAGAAAACTAATGATTATGTTTGTCCTTGGTGCAGTCCGAAACGAAAAGGAGCGGAACCATGCAGAAAAATAAAATAATGGCTATTGCGGCCCTGGCCTGTGCTTTTTCGGGATTTGGCATTGGTTTATTAGATGTTCAGCAGGAGGCGGAGGCTGCTTTACTGTCCGACTTGCCCCTCCGGGGCTCGCTGGACTCCTTTCAGTCGCCTAATCCACCGGTAGAGCCAATAGTGCAGGAAGTGCTGATAGCTGAACCGCAGGAGCCGGTTAAGCTTTATACTGAAGCTGATGTGGAAATGCTGGCCCGGCTGATTTGGGTTGAAGCCAGAGGGGTAAAAAGCAAAACGGAACAGGCGGCGGTTGTCTGGTGTGTGCTTAATCGGCTGGACAACCCAGACCGGCTGGAAAGCACTATTGCCGAGGTAGTATGTGCGCCGTATCAGTTTGACTATCGTCCTTGGGTACCGGTGACAGATGAGTTTAAGACGCTGGCTGTGGACGTGCTGGAACGCTGGCAGGCGGAGGGAGACGGTCAGGAAGATGTTGGCCGGGTGCTGCCAGTAGAATATCAGTATTTTGAGGGTTGGGGCGGCCGCAACTGGTTCAGCGCAAAGTGGAAGTCGCAGGAGTATTGGGACTGGGGGTTGGCCAGCCCTTATGAGGATTGACGAGGTGTCAGAAAATTGAGCGTATCAGCCGGGAGGAGGCTTTGAAAAATGCGTAAATACTGGCCGCAGCTTTTCTGTCTGGCCTGCGGTGTTAGCTTTTTACTTGGCTGCTTGGTGGGGCTGGTGATGTGAATGCAGATTAAATTCACCGTTCTGGGGGAGCCGCAGGGCAAGGGGCGGCCGAAGTTCAGCAGGCAGGGTGGGTTTGTTAAAACATACACGCCGGACAAAACGGTTTTGTATGAGAACCTTATCCGCACTGAATACCTGCGGCAATGCCCCGTCCAGAGGTTTTCGGATAAAGAACCGCTGGCAATGAAAATCAGGGCCTATTACACCATACCGGCCAGCGCCAGCAAGAAACGGCAGGCGGCTATGGAGGCCGGGGAGATTAGGCCGGTGAAAAAGCCGGACGTGGATAACATAATCAAGGTTGTGGCGGACAGCTTAAACCAGGTGGCTTATCGGGACGACGCGGATTTGGTAAAGGTGAGTTTGGAAAAGTTTTATGGCCGGCAGCCAAGAATTGAAGTTGAGATTGAAACATTGGCGACCTCCGCAGAAGGGAGTTCAGCGAGCCACAAAGTGGCGAGTCGAAAGGAGTAATTATAATGATTAAAATAAACGAGTTGAAAATCGAAAATGTCAAGCGCATCAAGGCGGTGCAGCTGGAACCCAAGGCCGAGGGGCTGACGATTATCGGCGGGCGGAACAATCAGGGCAAAACTTCGGTTATTGACGCTATTGCCTGGGCTTTGGGCGGCGAGCGTTTCCGGCCCAGCGCAGCGCAGCGGGAGGGTTCTCTGGTGCCGCCGGATTTGCGGGTGGAACTTTCCAACGGCCTGATTGTGGAGCGCAAAGGCAAAAACAGCGAACTGAAAGTGACGGATAAGAACGGGCGCAGAGGCGGTCAGCAGCTGCTGAATGAGTTCGTGGAGCAGCTGGCGCTGGATTTGCCGCGCTTTATGCAGGCCGGCGGTAAGGAAAAGGCTGACACGCTGCTGCAAATTATCGGCGTGCAGGAACAGCTGTTAGCTTTGGAGCGACAGGAGCAGGATTTATATAACCGCCGGCGCTCTATTGGCCAGATTGCCAGTCAGAAAGCCAAGTTCGCCGAGGAAATGCCTTTTGACGCAACCGCCCCTGCGGAGCCGGTCAGCGTGTCGGAACTTATCCGGCAGCAGCAGGAGATTTTGGCCAGAAACGGGGAGAACCGGCGCAAGCGAGAACAGGCGGCGCATTATCAGGCAGAGGAAGAACGTATACGCCGGCAGTTGGAGGAATTGCAGGCCAGATATTACGAGGTTTGCTGTAATCTGGAAATTGCTCGGAAGTCGGCGGCGGATTTGCAGGACGAATCCACGGCTGAACTGGAAGCCAACATTGCCAATATTGAGCAGCTGAACCGCCGGGTGCAAAGCAATCTGGACAGAGAACGGGCGCTGGACGAGGCGGCGCACTTCCAGGCGGAATATGACGGGTTGACGGCGGAACTGGAGAACGTCCGCCGGGACAAGCTGGCTTTGCTGGCCGGGGCGGATATGCCGCTGGAGGGTCTGACGGTGGACAATGGCGAGTTAGTTTATCATGGCCAGCGTTGGGATAATATGTCGGCCTCGGAACAGCTGCGAGTGGCGGTGGCCGTGGTGCGGCGGCTTAATCCGAACTGCGGTTTTGTGCTGCTGGACAAGCTGGAGCAAATGGATTTGGCCACGCTTCAGGAATTCGGCAGCTGGCTGGAGGGCGAGGGGTTGCAGGTTATTGCCACCCGGGTCAGCACCGGCGAGGAATGCAGCATTATTATTGAAAACGGCCTGGTGCAGGAATCGGCACAGTCGACTCAGTCGGCTATGCCGACAAAATTAAATTGGGAAGCAGGTGTATTTTGATGAACATCAGCAGTGGAAAGATTAGCGGTGCGCAGAAAGTTGTTTTGTACGGGCCGGAGGGGATTGGCAAAAGCACCTTTGCCGGTCATATGCCGCGGCCGCTGTTTATTGATACGGAGGGCGGCACCCGGCATCTGGACGTGCAGCGGTTCACGGAGCGCCCCGGCAGCTGGACAATGCTGCAAGAGCAGGTGAAATATGTGCAGAGCCACTCTGAGGTCTGCCAGACTTTGGTTATCGATACGGCGGACTGGGCGGAAAGCCTGTGCGTGCGGCATATTTGCGACAAGGCGCAGCTGGGCGGTCTGGAAGATTTCGGTTATGGCAAGGGTTATGTTTATTTGCAGGAAGAATTTGCCCGGTTGCTGCACCTGCTGGACGAACTGGTGGAGGGGCGGCAGGTTAACGTGCTGCTGACGGCTCACGCAGCCATGCGCAAGTTCGAGCAGCCCAGCGAAATGGGGGCCTATGACCGCTGGGAGTTGAAGTTGAGCCGGAAAGTGGCGCCGTTGCTGAAAGAGTGGGCGGATTTGCTGCTGTTTGCCAATTACAAGATTTTTACGGTGACGGACAGCAAGAGCAAGAGCCAAAAGGCGCAGGGTGGGGAGCGTGTGATGTATACGGCGCACCACCCCTGCTGGGACGCGAAGAACCGCCACGGTTTGCCGGAGGAATTGTCGTTGGATTATGCCGCGATTGCGCATATCTTTGAAAAGACACAGACGGCGCAGGCTGCACCGATGCAGGAGCCGGCTAAAATGCGGTCGCAGTTTGCACCGGCGCAGGAGCCGCCCAAAGCGGATTATGGGGAAACGCCGATTAGTCAGTTGCCTAATTCCCTTGCCGCGCTGATGTTTGAATATAACGTGCGAGAGCCGGAATTGCAGCAGGTGGTGGCGCAGCGCGGTTATTTTCCGGCCGATACGCCTATTTTGAACTATGGCGAGGATTTTATCAACGGCAAACTGGTGGCCTGCTGGCCGCAGGTTTACCGCCTGATTGAGAACAACCGGCAGAAATGATGGCATGGAATGTCCAATAGGCGATATGTTAAAATATATGTGGCATATGTTAAATTTATATAACTTTTTTAAGGGAGGATAAGAAAAATGGCATATCAAAATGACGGTTACGAGATGGATTGGAACGGAGCGATTGAGAACGACAGCCCGTCTTTTACGCTGCTGCCGGAGGGGGACTATGATTTTGTGGTGACGGAATTGGAGCGGACGCGGCATAATGGCAGCGCCAAACTGCCGCCCTGCAATAAGGCGATTGTGCATATTCGCATTGACGCCCAAGGAGCGGAGGGCGGCATGAACATCATCAAACATAATCTGTTTCTGCACAGCCGCTGCGAGGGCCTGCTTTGCGATTTCTTTGTCGGCATTGGCCAGCGGCAGAAAGGCGAGCGCAAAAATATGGATTGGAGCAAGGTGGTGGGAGCTCGGGGCCGCGCCAAGGTGGGTATCAGAACCTACAATAAGGACGGGCAGGAATATCAGGCCAATGAAATTAAGCGTTTTTACAGCCCTGGGCCGCAGAACCAGCAAAAACAATCCACAACTCTGCCGTGGCCGGAGGCGACTGGCAGTCAACAGCCGCCCTATAACGACGAGGTATTCTGATGATGACCGGTATGGATTTGCGGCCTTATCAGCAGCAGGCTAAGGCGGCGGTGTTGGGGGAATGGCAGAATGGGCGGCGGCGGACGCTGCTGGTTCTGCCCACCGGCTGCGGTAAGACGATTGTGTTCTGCAAGCTGGCCGAGGAATTGGTGCGGCAGGGACAGCGAGTGCTTATTTTGGCGCACCGGGGCGAACTGTTGGAGCAGGCGGCGGCCAAATTACAGCAAAGCACGGGGCTGGCCAGCGCGCTGGAAAAGGCGGAAAGCAGCAGTCTGGGCAGCTGGTGCCGGGTGGTGGTGGGTTCGGTGCAGACTTTGTGCCGGCCGCAGCGGTTGGAACAATTCACGCCGGAGCATTTCGGGGCGGTGATTGTGGACGAGGCGCATCATATTTTGTCGGACAGTTATCAGCGGGTATTGCAGCATTTTGACGGGGCTTGCGTGCTGGGGGTTACGGCCACGCCGGACCGTTCGGATATGCGCAACCTGGGGCAGTTCTTTGAAAGTTTGGCCTATGAATATACGCTGCCGCAGGCCATTCGCGAGGGCTATCTGGCGCCGATCAGGGCGCAGACCATACCTTTGCAGCTGGATTTGAGCGGCGTGACGGTGCAGAACGGCGATTTTAAGGCGGCGGATTTGGGCAATGCTCTGGAGCCTTATTTGCAGCAGATTGCCGCCGAAATGCAGAAGCACTGCCGGGGGCGCAAAACGGTGGTTTTCCTGCCGTTGGTCAGCACGTCGCAGAAGTTTTGCGTTATCTTGCAGGAGCATGGTTTTCGAGCCGCCGAGGTGAATGGGGAAAGTCGCGACCGCGCCGAGGTGCTAAAAGATTTTGCGGCGGGGCGTTACGACGTGCTGTGCAATTCCATGCTGCTGACCGAGGGCTGGGACTGCCCGGAGGTGGACTGCGTGGTGGTGCTGCGGCCGACGAAAAGCCGCAGTCTGTACTGCCAAATGGTGGGGCGCGGCACGCGGTTAGCGCCGGGCAAAGAATATCTGCTGCTGCTGGATTTTCTCTGGCACACCGAGCGGCACGAGTTATGCCGGCCTGCGCATTTGCTGTGCGATACGCCGGAGGTGGCCGCCCAGATGACGGCGGATATGGCCGCCGATGGTGCGACGGGCGGAGAGCCGGTGGATATTATGGAGGCGGAGCAGCGAGCCAGCGACGAGGTTATCGCCCAGCGGGAGGAGGCTTTGGCGCGGCAGCTGGCCGAAATGCGCCGCCGCAAGGCCCGGCTGGTGGATCCGCTGCAATTTGAGATGTCTATTCAGGCCCGGGATTTGGTGGATTGGCAGCCCAGTTTCATGTGGGAGATGGGGCCGGCCAGCGCAAAACAGCTGGATTGGCTGGAAAAGCACGGTATCCTGCCGGAGCAGGTGGATTGCGCCGGCAAAGCCAGCCTGTTGATTGAACGCTTGCAGAAACGCCAGCAGCAGGGCTTGACCACGCCGAAGCAAATCCGCATCTTGGAGCGTTACGGTTTCAAAAATGTGGGCATTTGGCCGTTTGAAGCGGCCAGCAAGATGATTGCGCGCATTGCGGCGCTGGGCTGGCGCAGCGTGCCGTCGGGCGTGGTGGCGGCACAATATCAGCCAGAAGTAAGTAGTGGAGTATAAAACAGAATGGGTGATTATAAGAAAAGTAAATATGAGGTGCGCGAACTGCTGGCCAATATCGACCCGGCGCTGCTGAATTATCAGGAATGGCTGAACGTGGGTATGGTTCTCAAGGACGAGGGCGAGCCGGTAAGCGTTTGGGAGGATTGGAGCCGGCGGGATTTGGGCCGCTATCATGAGGGGGAATGCACCGCCAAGTGGCGGAGTTTTCACGGCAGCGCCGCCCCTGTGACGGTGGGCACGCTGGTGCAATACGCCAAAAATCAGGGCTGGCGACCTGGTAACATGGATTTTGATTATGCGTTGGCCTGGGACGCGGCCATAGGCGAGGCGGAAACTTGGGAAACGCCGGCATGCAACCAGCTGTTGCAGGAGCCGGCGGACAATGTTTGGCAGCCGGTTGAGGATTTGACAACGTATCTGCAAACGATTTTTTATGATGATGAGCGAGTAGGCTATGTGACCCACTTTAGGGTAGTCGAGGAGGGCGGCGACAAGCGGTTTGTGCCGACCAGGGGTGCGTGGGATAGAACTGCCAGGCAGTTAATCCGAAAACTCAATGATTATAGAGAAGAATATGCAGACGATGAGGCTGTCCGCCTGACCTTTGGGGATTGTCCGCCGGAGGCCGGGGCGTATATCCGCTTTAATCCGCTGGACGGCAAAGGCGTGAAAGACGTTAATGTGACGGATTTCCGCTATGCGCTGGTGGAGAGCGACAAGCAGAGCATAGAGAGCCAATACGCGCTTATTCGCCAGTTGGAGCTGCCGGTGGCTTGTCTGGTTCATTCCGGCGGCAAGAGCCTGCACGCCATTGTCCGGGTGGAGGCCAACAGTCTGGAGCAGTATCGGGAGCGGGTGCGCTATCTTTATCAGATTTGCGCTAAATACGGTCTGGAGGTGGACAAGCAGAACAGCAACCCGGCGCGGCTTTCCCGGCTGCCGGGGGTCAGGCGCAATGGGCGCAAGCAGTTTCTGGTGGCTGCGAATATCGGCAAGGCCGGCTGGCAAGAATGGCGGGAATGGATAGAGAGCGTCACCGACGATTTGCCGGAGCCGGAAAGTCTGCTGGCTGTTTGGGATAATCTGCCGCAGTTGTCGCCGCCGCTGATTGAGGGGGTGCTGCGGCAGGGGCATAAAATGTTGCTGGCCGGGCCCAGTAAGGCGGGCAAATCCTTTGCGCTGATTGAATTGTGCTGCGCGATTGCCGAGGGCCGGCGTTGGCTGGGCTGGCAATGCGCGCAGGGACGGGTGCTTTATGTTAATCTTGAACTGGATCGAGCCAGCTGTCTGCACCGTTTTAAGGACGTATATACCCGCTTGAATTGGCCGGCGGCTAATTTGCAGCATATTGACATTTGGAATCTGCGCGGCAACGCCGTGCCCATGGACAAGCTGGCGCCGAAGCTGATACGCCGGGCGGCCCAGAAGAATTATCTGGCGGTGATTATCGACCCGATTTATAAGGTGATTACCGGGGACGAAAACAGCGCCGACCAAATGGCCAATTTCTGCAATCAGTTTGACAAGGTTTGTACCGAGTTGGGCTGCGCCGTGATTTATTGCCACCACCACAGCAAAGGCTATCAGGGGAGCAAGCGCAGCATGGACAGAGCCAGCGGCAGCGGCGTGTTTGCCCGGGACCCGGACGCGCTGCTGGATTTGATAGAACTGGCGACGCCGCCCGGTCAGACCGGAGCCACGGCCTGGCGAGTGGAGGGAACGCTCCGAGAGTTCCCTAAATTTGAGCCGGTGAACATCTGGTTTGAATATCCGGTGCATATGCTGGATACTATCGGCTGTTTGCAGGACGTGCCGCCGGAGGCGGAGCGTTCAGATTGGCAGAAAAAGGCCAAAAGCGAGCCGAAAGACCGCCAGAAAGAGCGTTTTGAGGTGTTGGAAAAGGCCTTTGCCGCCTGTGATACGGAGCAAACCGGCTGCGTGCCGTTAGCTAAATTGATTAACTATATTGGCAGGTCAAAAAATACAATCCGGGATTATGTGGACGAACACCCCGGGTTTGAGCGAGCCAGAGACGGGGTCAAAAGGGTCAAAAACAATGATTTGGAAAATTGACCCCCGGGGTCAAAATCAGGGGTCAGGGGTCAGAAATGAAAATTGACCCGGTCAAAAACAGGGGTCAGAAATAGGGGTCAGGGTCAAATTGACCCTTAAAAAATGGTGTATGGTGGGGTCAAAAAACAGGGGTCAAAAAGGATATATATAATATATCCTTTTTGACCGCCCCTGATTTTGACCGTCCACCACCGGGCGCGCGAAAGGAGAGAGGAATGACCGCAAAAGAATATTTGCAGCAGTTGAGAAGGCAAGAGCTGCTTATTCAGCAGCGCAAACAGGAATTGGCGCATTTGCGCTTGACCTTGGACGGTTTGGGCGGCACGGATTTCAGCCGGGAGCGGGTGCAGGGCGGCCCGCTGAACAGCAGCGTTGTGGAGAATAAGGCTTTGCAGATGTGCGAATTGGAAAGTGAGATAAACGGTATGTTCGACGATTATTTCCAGCTGTTGGGCGTGATTATACGGCAAATTCAAGGTTTGGGCAATCAAAGCCAAATTCAGCTGCTGTTCAAACGTTATATTGAGGGCAAGAAACTATGCGATATTGCGCAGGAAATGGGCTACTCACTGGTACATATCAAGAGATTGCATAAAAAATCTTTGCTTGATTTTGCAAAGTTGATACCAAATGATACCAAATGATACTTTTTTATGTGCTATAATGGTATTGTGAAAAAATGTGAGGTGATAAACGGTGGCAAAGCTGACAGATAAACAGAAAAAGAAAATCATTGCCGAATCGATAAACGGTTCCAGTTTACGGGCTTTGGCTGCCAAATATGGTGTTTCTCGCACTACAATTTCCCGTGTATTGAAAAGTGATCCGGATATGTGCCAAAAGGTGACCAAAAAAAGAGCGGAGAACACCGTTAGCATTTTAGCCTTTATGGAGAGCCAGAAGAATGACGTTTGCCGAGTAATCAGCAGTTTGTTAAAAGCGATTAACGATCCGGAAAAGATTGCTGATGCGACGCTGAATCAGATAGCCACAGCTATGGGCATTGTGATTGACAAATATACGGCGCGTGAAGCGGCGCAGTCAGCCGATCCTAAGGACAACAATCTTTTGACGGCGATAGAAAACTGGCAGGAGGATAATTTCAGTGATTTACAAGAGGTTCAGCCGTCGCCAGCAGCTAACCATGAAGTGGTGGAAACTGGCGGCGTTTCAGGATAAAGACGGTATTATCTGTGACGGTTCCATTCGTTCAGGCAAAACCATTTCCATGGCGGTAGGTTTTGTGCTTTGGAGTATGTATACTTTCAGCGGCCAGAGTTTTGCCATTTGCGGCCGTTCAATAGGGGCGCTCAGGCGAAATGTGATTGTGCATTTGCCAGGCTGGTTGGAGGGAATTTTTGAGGTGACGGAACGCCGCGGCGAAAACAAACTGGTGATTACGCTGGGCGGCCGGACAAACACTTATTACCTTTTCGGTGGGCGTGATGAAAGCAGCTACACCCTAATACAGGGCATGACATTGGCCGGAGTGCTTTTTGACGAGGTGGCGCTGATGCCGCGCTCCTTTGTGGAGCAAGCCATGGCGCGCTGTTCGGTGGCCGGCTCTAAATTCTGGTTTAACTGCAACCCGGAAAATCCCGGGCATTGGTTTTATCAGGAATGGATCCAAAAGGCGGATGAGCATCGGATCTTGTATTTGCATTTTACAATGGACGACAATTTAAGTTTAGACGCTGCTGTGCGCTCTCGCTATGAGAGTATGTATAGCGGTGTTTTTTATGACCGTTATATTCGCGGCCTTTGGCGAGTGGCCGAGGGTGTGATTTATGATATGTTTGGCCCGGCTAATATTTATCAGTCGGGGAGTGCGCCGGAGTGGTTGCACAATGCGGCGGAGCGTTTTGTTGCCTGTGATTACGGCACAACAAACCCGATGCGTTTTTTGGATATTTGGGACGATGGCAGCACGCTTTGGGTGGAGCGCGAATATAACTGGGACAGTCGTAAACAGCAGCGGCAGAAAACCGATCGGGAATATGCTGATGATTTGCAGGAATTTATTGGCGCGCATGATTGTGCAATTATTGTTGACCCTTCGGCGGCTTCTTTTATTACCGAACTGCGCAGCCGCGGTCTTTATGTTTTGGCAGCGGATAATGCGGTGTTGGACGGTATTCGCAAATGCGCTTCATTGATTGCCCGGCGCAAAATTCGCGTCAGTTCGGTTTGCACTGCTCTGCTGGCCGAATTGGAAAGTTATCGCTGGGACAGCAAAGCGGCGCTGCGCGGCGAGGAAAAACCGCTGAAAGAAAACGATCACTCTCTGGACGCGCTGCGGTATATGGTAAATCATCTGGCCGATTGGAGGGTTAGCATAGATGGCGAAACATAAGAAAAGTAAACAGACTAATGCTGCGGCGGTGGCGGACAGCTTTAGCAATCCGTTATTTCAGTTGGGCTGGGGCAGTCAAAGTCCGCTGGAGGCCACAGAATATCCGCTGACGCGCCTGACCGATAATTACGCTTTGATGAACTCCTTATATCGGGATAACTGGCTGGTACAAAATGTGGTAGAACTGGTGCCGGACGATATGACCAAAAAGGGCTTTAGCGTCAGCGGCAGTTTAACGCCGGAACAGTTGCAAGAGTTTGACAAGCAGCAGCGGCAAACGGCGCTTATGGAGCGTTTGCGCGAGGGCTTGCGCTGGGGGCGGCTTTATGGCGGGGCTGCCGGCCTGATTTTGATAAAGGGGCAATACGATTGCTTGAATGAACCGCTCGACTTAACGGCGGTGCTGCCCGGCGCTTTTGAGGGGCTTTATATTCTTGACCGCTGGGTGGGAGTAACGCCGAGTTCGGAAATAGTGCTGGAAAAGGGTTCGCCGGTGCCGGAATATTATTCCATAGACACATCGGAGGGGCTGACAGTGGCCAGAGTGCATCACAGCCGGATAATTCGCTTTACTGGACGCGCATTGCCGCCGCTGGAACGTCAGGCGGAATTGTTTTGGGGCGCGTCGGAGGTGGAAAGCCTGTATAAAGAGGTGGTGGCCCATGATAACGTCAGTGCGAATATGGCCGGGCTGACTTTCCGGGCGAATGTTGACACTATGGAGGTGGAGGCATTGGACCAGCTTTTCGGTTTGGGCAGCGCGGCGGCACAGCAGCGTTTTTGGCGTGTTATGCAGGCGCAAACGGTGCTAAAATCCAATTTTGGCGTGCAGTTGGTAAATCGGGGCGATCAGATAAAAAATACGCAGTATACTTTCACCGGTTTGAAAGACGTTTTTGACAGTATGTGTTTGAATTTGTGCGGCTGTTCGCATATTCCGGCGGCCAAGCTGTTTGGACGTGAACCGGCCGGGCTTAATTCCAGCGGCAAAAGCGACTTGCAGAATTATTATGATTATCTGGAGGGCCAAAGAGAAGCCAAGCTGCGCCCGGCTTTGGAGAAATTGCTGCCGGTGCTGGCCATGAGTTGCTGGGGATTTGTGCCGGAGGATATTGGCATAAGTTTTCCATCACTGTGGATGCCGACGGCCAAGGAACTGGCGGAGATTGCCGAGAAAAAAGCGGCGGCTATTCGCGGTATTTTTCAGGCCGGCTTGATTGCGGCGGATACTGCGCAGAGGGAATTAAAAAAATTATCCGAAGAAACCGGCTTGTTTGGCAGCATTACCGACGAAGAAATTACTGCCAATGCCGGTAAAAGCTTTTTGGACGTAACGGCGCTGCGCGACCCGCTAATGGGGCTTAACTGATGAGCGAAGAAAATAAAAATATGGTTTTAGACGTGCTGTTGGCCTTGTATCTGCGCGCGGAAACTGATATTGTGAATGAGTTAGGTCGGCTGCGTGCGTTTGGGCTGGTTGATTATCATGCGGAGGCGGCGCTGGAGCGGGTGCAGGGCATATTACAGCAAATGCAGAATGAAAGTTTTGCCTATATTCCGCAAATGGTGGAGCGAGAATTTTATGTGCATAATCCAAGCGCTCGGCGCATTGAAGAAACGGTGGGAAAACACATGGCCGGTTATAAAAACGCTTTATCTATCGGGGAAATAGCACTGGTGGAGCAGTTAAGCGCTGATTTGTCAGCTAAGGTGTTACAGGCCAGTAATACGGTGCAGCAAACTCTAACTAACGTATTGGTTGGCCGCCGTGAGCCGGATATTTTTGCCGCAGGTGTGCGGTGGGCAGTGGCCTATAATCAGGTTATGGGGCTAAATTCTCTGCGCAACATTGATGATTTGGTAATCGCTTTACAGCAGCAGGGTGTTACGGCTTTTGTTGATAAGGTGGGGCGCAGATGGTCGTTGCATTCTTATTTGGGCATGGCGACGCGCACCTGCCGCCGGCAGGCCGAGAGTATCGCTGTGCTGACCGCTGACCCGGAGCAGGATTTGTATAAGATAAGCAGCCATAATACCGTTTGTCCGCTCTGCGCTCCTTACGAGGGGCGTGTTTATAGCAAAAGCGGCCAAGACCCGGATTTTCCGCCGCTGGCCGCTGCCTTTGGCAAAATTGACCCCAACGGTGTGGACGATTTAAGCAATACCTGGCTGAATATTCACCCAAACTGCCTGCACGTTTTAATACCATGGACGGACGCCGGCATGACTGAAGAAGAGATTGCCAAAATTAAGGAGTTTTCCAGTTTTGCGAGTAATCCGCCGGATATTGACCCACGCACAGAGGCCCAGCGGCGGCGATATCGTGAACAGCAGCGAGAGCAGCGGCAATCGCTTGATACATACAGGCAATGGCAGCGTTATCGGCTGGCTTTGGGCGATAATGTGCCGGAACGCTGGGAAACATTTGCTAGGCACAAGGCGGCGGCTGATGATATTTATAAAAATTGGCTGCAAGAATATCGTTTGTTTAATAAAACAAAAAGTTTTCAACCGTTGATAGGTCAAATGACAATTAATGGCATTGAGATAACCGGAATTTCTCGGCATTTTGTTGAAAGGGCAATTAGTCGTAATTTTTCAGCAGAAGCGGTTTTAAAGGCATTGCAAAGCCCGGTGAAAATTGGTACAATTAAGACAGACGAAAAAGGCGGTCAAAGTCAACGTTTCACCGGAGCTGGCGAGGCTGTGGTGATAAATCCTGTTACGGGGAAATTAATAACCGGTTGGAGGACAAGCAAATGAGATTACCAGTTACATCGGAACAGCTGAAATTTTTGCAACAGATAGGCGTTGAGGATAGGGAATATACGTCAGCGGAAATTGAAGAATATGTGATTGACAAGTTGACGACTTATTTAACGGCGCATGGTTTTGATGATGCAGATTATCAAAAAACTAATCAAACAGGGGATATTTGCGAAGCTATCATTGATAAAATCTATGATAGCCTGGAATGAAAAGACTGAATAGAGTTAAATTGAAGCATCGAAAGGAGAAATAAAAATGGGCGACAAAAATTATTATGTTCCGCCGCCGCCTTTGAATAAGCCGGAAAAGACAATGAAACTGCGTTATGTTGGCGAAAGTTTTGGCGCTTTTGGTCTAACTAATGGCAAGATATATGAAGCTTGGATGGATGGTGAATTGTTGCGGGTTATTGATGACAGCGGCGAGGATTATTTATATTCTCCAGACCATCCGGCTCCGCTTGACGGCAGCGGCCCCGGCGGGCGTTGGGAGATTGTGGAAGAATAAATTGAATTTGAGCAACTACCTTTTAAGGCAGTTGCTTTTCTTATGCCAAAAAATCGGAGGAATAACAATGCTTTATTATTACGGAACTAAAATAAGTCCGCATATGACCACCACGCCGGAGGGTTATTTGATTTGTCATGATGTGCCGCTGGCGCGGATTGGGGCTATGGAATATTTGGCCGGGGAGCTGCATATGCCCGGCCCGGCAGAGCGGATTATTCGGGTGAACCGTTACGAGGACGAAGTTTTTGCGCCGGCGGCCATGGCCAGCTTTGAGGGCAAAGACGTTACCTTTGGCCACCCACCGGAGAATTTGACGGCGGAAACTTATGCCGCCTATTCAAAGGGCCATGTGGAGAATGTGCGCCAGGAGGGTGATTTTTTGCTGGGCGATTTGCATATTAAAGACCCTCTGCTGCGCAGCGACGTGGAAAACGGCATTGTGCGTGAGGTTTCTGCCGGTTATACGGCGGAGTTTGTGCCGGACGGTAAGGATTGGCAGCAAATCAATATCAGAGGCAATCATGTGGCGGTGGTGCCTCGGGGCAGGGCCGGCCACGATGTTGCAATAAAAGATACTGCGCTTAGCGCGGAGAAAGGACGGAAGAAAATGAGCAAATGGAAAGAATCAATTCTGCGGTTTTTCGGTCAGGCCGCCAAGGAACTGGAGGGAGGCGAGTTTGATAAACTGATTCCGGACGTGGCCACGGTTCTGGACGCCGAGCCGACGGTTGGACCGCAGGAGCAAAAGGAAGGCGGTGTTGAAAGCACCGCAGAAAGTAAATTGGAGGCTAAATTAGATAATCTGCTGGGCCGAATGGACAAGCTGGAGGCAGCTTTGCCAAAGGAAGATCCGAAATTATCTGCCGAGGGTGCTATTGATGCGAAAATCGCGGCTTTGTCTGGCGAAAGCGCCGGCGTTGTGGCGGCAGACGCGGTCACGGCTGAAAGTGGCGGTACTGTATCCAAGGACAGCGCCGTGGCTTTTCTGCGCGCTATGCGTCCTGCTGTGGCCGCTATTGAGGACAAACAGGTGCAGGCTGCGGTGGCGGACGCTGTTTTGCAGGCAGTGCAGGCGGACGACAGACCGTTGGGCCGGATTATGGACGCTGTGCAAACCAGGGCTAGGGCTGCTTCCAGCGCTGGCGGACAGCCTTATGAAACGATTTGCGAAAAGCAGCAAAGTATTTATGACGGACTTAATCCGCATAAAAAACAATAATAAAATACAGGAGGCAGATAGATTATGATGTTAAATCCACAAACAATAGGCAGGAGTATGCCACATGGTTTTGCCGGTACTTACGCCAGGCAGCCTGATATGATTGTCAACACCAGACCGGCAGGGGGAAATATTCCGTTTGGTCTTGGGCTGGTGTATAACGCCAATGGGCAGGTGGTTCTGCCGGCTGACGGAGCGGCGGCGGCTGATTTTGTCGGCGTGGCGGCGGCGGAAGTTAAAACGGCGCTGAATTATCTGGGGCAGAGTGTAGGCGCTTATGCCGTTAATGAGCCGGTGTCGGTTTTTCAGCGCGGCGCGGTCAATGTAAAATGTCAGAACGGCGCGCCGTCTTTGGGTGGCGCTGTTTATTTGCGCCTGAAAGTCAGTAGCGCTCTGCCGAATGCCGTAGTAGGCGGTTTTGAAGCGGCGGCGGACGAGGACGGCGCGGTACTGCTGAGCAACTGTGAATGGACGGGCGCGGCGGACGCTAACGGTATTGCGGAAATGCGCATTAAAACTATGAACCGGGCATAAACCGGGCAAATCAGGAGGTTTGATAAATAATGAGCAATTTGCAAAATTTTCAGAATATGGGCACGTTTGATGGCGGCATTATTGGCGCGGCGACAGGAGGGAGCGCGGCTAATCTGGCGGCTGTGCCGATTATGGACGAGGCCGGAATTGCCTCCGGCCAGGCTTTTCTGGTATCGGAACTGGAAAAGCGCGATTCTTTAATCCGCCAGCCTTTGAGCAGCATTACCTATCCGCGCGATATTCCGGTTGCGGTAGGTGGTGGCTGGGTGGATTACGCCTCCGCGATGGGCGTAAGTTATGGCATTAGCGGCGGCAGCGGCGAAAGTCCGATTATGGCTGGCGGTGCAAACGGTCTGCCGGTGGTTCAGGCCAACACTGAAAAGGGTATGTATAAAGCCCACGCTTTTGCGGCGGTGCTGCGCGTGATGTTTCAGGATATGCAGCGCGCCAATTATATCGGCCGCAGTTTGGACCAGCTTTTGCAGCAGGGTATGCGCTTGGCCTATGACAAGCATATGGACGAAAACGTGTATATGGGTTTTCCCCGTTATGGAACGACCGGCCTTTTGAACAATCCCAACGCGGTGCATACCACGGTGGCTAATAATGGCGCGGCTGCTTCCAGCACCAAATGGGCGGATAAAACGCCCGACCAGATTTTGCAGGACGTGAACAGCGCCTTGCTGTTTGTTTGGGCGGCTAATGAATATGACCGTGAGGCTATTCCCAATCATGTGCTGCTGCCGTATGAACAGTATGCTTATATTCTGCAAACTAAGGTTACGGAACTGGCCGGCAAGACAATTCTTGACTTCTTGTTAGAAAACAACATTGCGGTAAAAGAGGGCGGCAGTCTGTATATCGGGGCGACGGCCTGGGCTAAAGGTGCAGGCGTTGGTGGCGCTGACCGTATGACTGTTTATGTAAATAACGAGCGGTTTTTGAAAGTGGAGGAATTGGTGCCGCTGATGCGTGCCATGAGCCAGCCGAATGTAACCAATTTCTGCTATGATACGGCTTATGCGGCTAATATTTCCGAGGTGGAGTTGTTTTATCCCACGTCGCTGGTCTATTTTGACGGTATTTAAGGAGGTGCGCAGTAAATGTTGGTTTACAGCAGGATAAATGCGGTTATTCCCGGGAATAACGGACGCGAAAAGATACGCTTAAATAAAGGCTTGGTGGTTGACGTTCCGAAATGGGCGGCGGCCACTGCTTATTTTAAGGCTTTGGTGACCGACGGCAAGCTGGTTCCGACGAGCAAAGCCAATGCCGATAAGGACGCGCAAAACGCGGAAGATAAAAAGGAAACTGAAAAATGAAGCCGCAATTTTTGGGCATGAAAGCAGCTGCGGCTAATATCAACGCCGGCGGCCGGGGCGTTTATACGGCGGCCATGTTTCAGGCTGATTTTCCGCAGTTTTATACCAGAGCGACTGCGGAAGAACCGGTGGCCTCATTGCTGCCTGCCGCTGTTCTGGAAATGTTTATTGCGGAAACTAATGGCATTATTGACCGTGAACGTTGGGCGGACAGCTGGCGTTATGCCGCCGGGCTTTATGTGGCGCATCAGGCGGCTCTTTATCTGCGCAGTTTCAGCGAGGGCAGCGATACGCCTAAACAGGCGGCGCAAAGCGGCGAACTGACTGGCGTGGTTAAATCGGCCAAACTGGGCGACGCTTCGGTTACTTATGACACCGAAGCGCTTACTGCGGCCACATCTGCCTGGGGTGACTTAAACGCCACCGTTTATGGGCAGATGTTGGCGACAAGGGCACGGTTGATAGGCATGGGCGGCTCCTATGTGATATAAAAGGCGGTGAAAAAATGGATTGGACAGGCTGGTATACGGATACGGTTGACGTATACCGAACAGAACAGACGATGAGCGGTGCGTTGACCAGGCAAAGCCGCAAACAGGTAGGCTGCGATATTGCCTGCCGGGTATATGAGGACAGCGCCAAACCGATTGTGATGACCGGGCAGGCGGCGGAGATTAAGCAGACCAGCAAATTGGCCTGCGCTAACGAGGTGGATATTCGCGCCGGTGATGAATTGATTATTCACCGCGGCGGCGCGCTCGGCGTGGTTACTTTTGATACACGCGCTTTTGCCGGCGAGCCGCATTATCATTTTGAGCCTTTCGGGACGGTTATTCCCGGGCTGGCGCATCAGGAAATTGTGTTGTTGCAGCAGGAGAGAATATCATGAGCCGCACCGTAACGCTGGCACAGCGCATTAAAGAACTGCAAAAGCTGCAAGCCGATTTACCAAAAGTTTTGGCACGCACGGCGAAACAGGCCACGCAAAAAGCGGTAGAAGTAAGCACGGAGATCACGCCGCCCAAGGCCGGCACAGGCAGGGGCGGTTATATTGGCCGCAATACTGTAACCGGCGAACTGAAAGCGGCTTGGGCTAATGATAGCGTAACCGAGCCAATAAAAGAGGGCCGCGATTTGGTGACGGTTTTAGCTAACAATCAGAAATACGCTTCTTATGTGGAAAACGGTCACCGCCTGGACAAGCATTTTGTGCCGTGGCTGCATATTGACCCAATTTCCGGCCAGTTAGAGCAGGATAAAGAGAAAGCTGGCGGTATAGTCGTAGGCACCAAAACAAAATGGGTTAAAGGTGAGTTTATGGCCGAAAAGGGCAAAGCGGCTTATCATCAAACGGTGGAGCGAATTTTGCAGCGGGAGATTGCGAGGTTAAAAGAATGAAATTTACAAGTTCAGCCCTGGCGCAGTCCCTGGCTGATTATTTGGCGCCGTATTTTCCCGGCGTCAGTTTTTACGCTGACCCGAACCAGCAGGGAACCAAGCTGCCTTGTATGTTTCTGCAGAACCGCGGCGGCGAAATCAAATTACGGCAGGCGGGGCGTTGGCTGCGGACTATTCGGTTGGATTTGGTGTATCTGCTGGCATATAATTTGCCTGATTTACAAAGTCAATATGCGGCCGCCGCGGAAACGCTGGACGAAATTATGGAACTTTTCCCTTATGTTTACGCAGGGCAAAGCGCACCGCTTAGAACTTATAATCGGTTGCATGATATAGAGCCAGACGCCCTGCATTATAAGTTTGATTTACAGGTGTGGGTGACTAAAGATTTGGCCGATCCTACTATGCAGGATTTGACGATAAATTTGGAGGTTATCGAGTATGGAGAAAAACATAGAAAAGAATACGGAGAAGAATAAAAGCAATGCTAAACGCTTCAGCAAGGCCGCATTGCTGCGCAGTCCTGATTTTGCCGCTTACCAGCCGGATTTTCTGGCCGAGGCATTGCAGGACGGTCAGGAATACACGCTGGCTGAAGCGCACGCAGCGGCGGCGATTTTGTGTGGTGCAAATAATCGAAAGGGGATTGAAAAATGAGCGGCGGAACCTGGACTAATCAAAACAAAGCGCTGCCTGGTGTTTATATTCGCTTTAAGAGCGCCAACGGCACGGGCTTAACAGTTGGCGAGCGCGGCACGGTGGCCATTTGCGAGCCTTTGTCTTGGGGCGCGGCGGATACGGTGCAGATTATTGAAGCCGGGGCGGATTATACGCCTTTCACCGGGTATAGCGGGGCAGTTGAACAGAACCGCTTTTTGCAGGAAATTTTCAAAGGCAGCAATCGAACGCCGGCACCGAACAAGGTTTTGCTTTATCGCCCGGCTGGTTCTGGTGCGGCCAAAGCGGCTGCTACACAGGACGGCTTGACGGTTACGGCGCTTTATCCGGGCCTGCGCGGCAATGATATTAGCGTTATCGTGGTGGCGGAAACTGACGAAACTTATACCGTGCAAACGGTGGTTGACAATGCGGTTGTTGATGAACAGAATGTGGCTGCCGCCGCTGATTTGCAGGCCAACGCTTGGGTTAAATTCGCCGCGGAGGGCGAGGGCGAGCTGGCGGCTAATATTAGCTTTCAACTGACGGGCGGTGCGGACGGCACAATTTCTGCACCGGCTTATGCGGCATTTTTGACGGCCATTGAACCTTATGCCTTTGACATTTTGATTTATGACGGCAGTGATAAAAGCGTTGCCAATTCTATGGTAACTTTTATCAAGCGCATTGCCGACGGCAACGGTCAGTATGCCCAGCTGGTGGCGGCAAACCTGACCAATCCTGATAGTCGGTATGTAATCAATGTTACCAGCGGCGTAATCATGGACGACGGCACGGTGTTTACGCCGGAGCAGACCTGCTGGTGGGTAGGCGGCGCAGAGGCCGGCGCGCGGTATAATGACAGTTTGACCAATGCGGTTTATCCTAATGCGGTGGGCGTGCAACCGCTGCAAACCAATGGTGAGAAGATTGCCGCGGTTTCCGCCGGCAATTTGATTATGTTTGTTGACGGTGAAGCGGTGCGCGTGGTACAGGATATTAACAGTCTGATTACTTACACGCCGGATATTGGCAATGTCTATCATAAAAACCGGGTTATGCGCCTGTGCAATACCATTGCCAACGATATTTACGCTCAGTTTATGCAGAATTTTATCGGCATTGTGAACAACAACGAAGCCGGGCGCTCTCGCTTTAAGTCGGCCATTGTTGGTTATCTGCTGGATATTCAGAGCGCGGAGGGTATTCAGAATTTCAGCCCGGACGACGTGGAGGTGCTGCCGGGCAATGAGATTGACGCGGTGGTTATCAATCTGGCCATTCAAGCGGTGGACGCTGCCGAAAAGATTTATATGACCGTTACCGTGGCCTAAAATGGCAGCTTAAAAGGTGTAAAATGGAGGTGTAAAATATGGCTTATTTATTGGCGAAAGATACCATAAACGGCGCGGAGGGCAGGGTTTATATTTCCCGCGACGGTAAATCGGTGGAAGTGGCCGGCATGCGCAATATCCGCGCCGGGGCGACTGTGCAAAGCAACGATATGAAAGTTATCGGCACGCGCACCATTCAGAGCAAAAATAACGGCGCGAAGCTGGCCGGCAAAGGGAATATCTATTACGGTTCCAATATCTTTACGGATATGATTTTAGAATATATCAACACCGGCGTTATGCCGGAATTTGATATTCAAATCACCAGTCAAGACCCCGCGCCAACTATCGGCAGTCAGGTGGTGGCTTTATACGGCTGCACGCTGACCGGCGAAGTGCCGATTGCTATTTTGGACAGCGAAGAAACAATGCTGAATTATGATTTTGAATTTGCCTATACCAGAGTGGCCAGATTGCAGGCTTTTGGCGAGCCGGCTGTTCTGGGTGCTTGATAAGTCTGGGCGATTGATAAGGAGGAAAAAAATATGAGTAGATTAGCAGCATTTTTGCACCCGGCCAAGCTGGACGAGCAAAAAGAGGTGTTTATTTCCGCGCGTTTTTGTGATGAGAGTGGTCAGCCGGTACCTTTTACGATCAAAGCGCTTTCGCAGGCGGAAAACGAAGCGATTGGCAAAATGTGCTTAAAGGGCAGTAAATGGGACGATATTGAGTATACCCAGCGGTTGGTGCTGGCGGCCACAGTTGAGCCAAATTTTGCGGACAAGGAACTGCTGGCGGCTTTCAGCCCCGACCCGTCCTCGCCGCTGCTTGACCCTTTGCAGCTGCCCGGCCGTATGCTGCGCACCGGAGAATATGGCAAACTGGTGAATGAGATTATGCAGCTTTCCGGCTTTGATAAAGATATTTCGGTTGAAGCAAAAAACTTTTAGCCGGGCCGGAGCCAGACCCGGAAACTTGGCTGGCCTATTATTGTTTTGTAAATTGGGGCTGGCCGCCCTCGAAATACGCAGATTTACCGCTGGCGGAGCGCGCGCTGATTGGGGTATTTGTTGAGGAGGAAATGCGCAGCCGTAAAAATAGCGAGAATGGAGGTGCCGCTTAATGGCCGAAATAAGAGAAGTATTAAGTCTGGTGGACGGTTTTTCCGCCAATATGAGCGCTTATTTAAGGGCGGCGCAAAACGCTTCGGCTTGTAATCGGCAGTTGCAAAATAATGTGCGCAGGGTATCCGCCCAAATGGCCGGTCAGTCTGCCGCCATGCGCGCGGCCGCCGGTGCTGCGGGCGTTCAAGGAGCGGCGGCTAGAATTGCTGTGCGGGGGAATGTGGCAAATGCCAACGCTTTGCGAATGGCGGCAAGCGCTGCAAACGCCCAGAGCGCCGCAGTTCAGTCTGCCGCGCCACAGAACATAGTCAACGCCAATGCTATGCGCGCTTCTGCAAATGCAGCTAATGAACAGGGTGCAGCTGTTAGAGCGGTAGCTTCGCAGAATACAGCCAATGCTAGTTCTTTGCGCGCTTCTGCCAGTACCGTTAACGAGCAAGGTAGTTCTGCAAGGCTGGCTGTATCTCAAAACCAAGCCTTGGCTAACGCTATGCGTTCTGTTGCTGGTGCGGCTAACGTCCAGAATATGGCTATTCATAGCGCAGTTTTGCAGAACAGAGCTAACGCCAATGCTATGCGCGCTTCTGCAAATGCAGCTAATGAACAGGGTGCAGCAGTTCGCGCTGCTGCTTCGCAGAATACAAATAATGCTAGCACAATATTAAGACGTACAAACCTCCAAAATCAGCAGATTAATTCTTTGGTCAGGTTGACTAATGCTGAAACGAGGTTAGCCAATACGCAGGCCCGACAAGCAAGCGCGCAGGCGCGATTACTTATTACCCAGACAAATCTGGCTAATGTGCAGGCTCGGCAAACCAATACCGTAACGCGGCAGGGCAATGCTTTTAATGCGGCTTCAAATTTGGTGCGGCGGCAGACGGCGGCAGTTAGAGATAATACCGCGGCGGTTAACGCTGCCACCGCGGCTTGGGAGCAGTACAACAGCATACAAACCAGAGTGCAGATTGCCGCTGATGTGGCGCGGGCGGAGCAGCGGCGGCAGCAACAGCAAATGGAAGCCAGCCGCAACTCCGCCAACAGTTTGACTCGTTCGCTGCGCCGATTGGGCGGTACGTATTTTGGTTTGCGCGGCATAACCGGCATTGCTTCGCTTTCCGACGAATTAGTTTCGGCGGAAGCGCGCTTAAATCTTATCAATGACGGGCTGCAAACCACGGCAGAGTTGCAGGGCATGATTTATCGGGCGGCAGAGCGTTCGCGTGGTTCTTATACGGCTATGTCCGCCACAGTTTCTAAATTAGGCATCTTGGCCCGCGGGGCGTTTGACAGCACGCAGGAAATGGTTGCTTTTACGGAACTGCTCAATAAAAACTTTGTTATTGGCGGAGCTTCGGCGCAGGAGCAGACGGCGGCTATGTATCAGCTAACGCAGGCTATGGCCAGCGGGCGGCTGCAAGGCGACGAATACCGTTCGATTATTGAAAACGCGCCGCTGCTGGCGCAGGCGATTGAAGATTATATGCGCAATGTACAGAACGCCAAAGGCACTATGAAAGACTGGGCCTCGGCAGGGCTTTTGACCTCTGACGTTATCAAGGCCGCTATGTTCAGCGCGGCAGACGAGGTTGAGGCGCGCTTTGCGGCTATGCCTGTCACTTGGGCGCAGGCTTGGCAGCAGGCTAAAAATTTATCTATTGAGATTTTTCAGCCGGTGCTTAATGGCGTTGGCAAGGCGGCTGGTTTTGTCAGCCGGCATATTGAAGTTATTGCCGGCGGCTTTTATGGCCTGACCGTTGCGGTGGGCGGTTATACGATAGCCCAGTTGGCGGCCAGTAACGCTTTTAGAGCGTTTGTTTTGGGAATGTTGGAAAGTCCTTTGCTGCCAGTAGCGGCGGCTTTTATCGCGATTGGCGCGGCAGTTGGTTTGTTTATCAAACACTGCGGCAGCGCAAAAGCGGCGTGGCTGACCTTTGTGGACGCCAGCCTGACCGCCGGGCAAAATCTTTGGATTGGCCTGGTCAGCATTTTTTATAATGTGCAAAATAAATTTGATGAAACCATTCTGCACTTTGCAATAATGACAACCAACATCAGTAATGGATTTGGCGATTTGAAAGTCAGCGTATTAAAGCATTTGCAGGATTTAGTAAACGGTGGTATTGGCTACGTCAATCGTTTTATCAGCGTGTTGAATAAAATCCCCGGCGTTAATATCGCGCCGGTGGAAGCCGCGGCCTTTGGTGATAATGCCGCCGAAAAAAATAATGCGCGCAAAGCGAAGCGGGCGGCCAATTTGGCTGATAGAACGGCGCAGGTGGCTAATAATACGGCGGAACGCGCCGGCAATATTTCGGCGTTAAAGCTGGCCCGAGATACGGCGCACGCCGCGCGTTTGGAGGGTATTGAAGCCGCGCGGGCCGAAGCAGCCGGCTTTGGCGATTATAGTCGCTTCGGCGGTGCGCTGGACGGTATGGCGAACAACCTATCTTCCATTGCCGGAGATACCAAGGCGATTAAAAATTCGGTGGATTTATCGGCGGAAACGATGAAAATGCTGGTGGATATGGCGGAACGGCGTTATGTTAACAATATCAATTTGACCACGCAAGCCCCGGTTATTCAAATCAGCGGCCAAAACACCGGCGATACTAAAGAAGACAGACGCAGATTGGTTAATATGCTGCGCGATCAGCTGCTGGAGGAAATGTCAGCCGGGGCGGCGCGTTCCACGGCGGCGGTTTTTTAAGGTGATAATATGCCCAATAATTTTAGATTGTTTTTTTCTCGTAGCGGCGAGAGCTTTTGCCTGCCGGTCAATCCGGCCAAATTGTCGGTTGCTCATGCCACGGCCAACGATAAATATAACGTGCTGGGGCTGGGCGAGATTATGGCGCCGCGCCTGCCGAATTTGCGTACCTTGCAGATTGCTTCGTTTTTTCCGGGGCGGCCTTTTTCCGGCGTGCTGACCGGCAACGACTTTCGTCAGCCGGAATATTATATTCGCTTTTTCCGGCAGGCGCAGTTGGACAAAACGCCGCTGGTTTATACGCCGGTTCGTTATTATGAAAACGGCGAGCCGTTTATGACCAGTGATTATGGTTTTGACGTGTTGGTTACAGCGTTTGATTTGGAAGAACGCGGCGGTGAAACCGGCGATTTTTACTATGAACTGGAATTGACGGAATATAAGGATTATTCTCCTGCCCAGCTGCAAGTTAAATCCGGCGGGCAGGCGCAGAGTGTTGCTGGTCAGACGGTGCAAGTAACGGCTGAAAAGACCAGAAAAATCCCGCCTGAACAGCTATATGCTGGCTGCGCGGCAATTGCCAACGGCAATTATTATTATACCAGCGCCGGCGACGAGCCGCACGGCGTGGCTTCTGGGCGCAGGGTTCTGGTGCAGCGCTTACTCGGCGCGGAAAAAGCCTATCCTGTGCATATTACCGATGAAAGCGGCGGTGCTCTGGGCTGGATTAAAAAAGAAGCCTTGCAGGTGGTGATCGGCAGATGAAAACTGAATTGATTATTGCCAATAAAAGCAGCGGCCAAATGTGGGAGGTCAGCAATTCAACTTCGGAAATTACCTTGGAAACCAATCGCACCGGCAGTCCGGGCACCCTAAAATTTACGGTTATTAAGGCCGGCGATTTATCATTTTTTGAAGGCGATGTAGTGCGTTTTTCCGTGGACGGCAAGCTGCAATTTTACGGTTGGGTATTTACTAAGGTAAAAGACCGCTGGGGCCTTATTCAAGTTACTTGTTATGACCGGCTGCGTTATTTGAAGGCTAACGCTTCATACGCCTTTTATAAGCAGAAGGCTGGCGATATAATCAGGCAGATTGCCGAAGATTTGGCGATTGAGGTGGGCGATTTGGCCGACACCGGTTATGCCATTCCTTCGCTGATTGAGGAAAATCAAAGTTGCATGGATATTGTTCAAAGCGCCGTTCAGCAAACCCTGCTCAACACCGGCAAGGTTTATGTTTTTTATGATAACGGCAGCGGCCTTGCTTTGCAGGAAGCCGAGCAGCTTAAAGCTGATGTGATAATCGGTGATAAATCCTTGTTGACTGATTATAGCTACAAAACGGATATTGATGCGCAGACCTATAACTATGTAAAACTTTCCCGTCCAAATGAGGAAACCGGCGGGGCTGACGTTTATGTGGCTGAAGACAGCGCCAATATCGCCCAATGGGGGCTGTTGCAGCTTTATCAGACGGTGGACGGCAGCGCTAATGCGGCGCAGATTGAAGAACAGGCAAAAACTACGCTGAAATACTATAACCGCCGTATGCGGACGTTGTCGGTCAATTCGTTGGGGGTTGTTGGCCTGCGCGCAGGGCAAATGGTGTTGATGAAAGTACCGGGGCTGGGCGATATAAACCTTGACCAATATGTTTTGCTGGAAAGGGTAACCCATACCTATAAGAACGACAGCCACACCATGACCTTTGACACGCTGGCGATTTGAGAGGGTGAATTTATGCAGCTTTCAGACGTTTTATTGCAAATAATGGCGCAAAATAACGCTGCCGGTCAGCCTACCGATATGTGCGTCGGTACGGTAACCAAGGCGGAGCCGTTGGAAATATCCGTCAATCCGGCTATGGCCCCGCTAAAAGCGGAGGTGCTTTATCTGACTGACGCGGTTCGGGATTATAGTCTGGATATAACTATTGATTGGTTTAGCGAGAACGACGCGTTTATGAACGGCAGGCATACGCACGCGATAAGCGATACTTACACTGGTGGCGGCTCATGCGATACTGGCAATTTGGATACTACACACAAGCATGCGATTAAAGGCCGGAAGTCTATACACATACACAACGATTTGCAGGCCGGGGAAAAGGTTCTGCTGCTGCGCGTGCTGCATGGGCAGCGTTTTATTGTTTTGTCGCGGCTGGCTGCAAGGGATTAATTAGGAGGTGGGCCGATGACTTTGCCGCAATCTAATATTGATCTAAGCGGGGGCGTGGAGTTTGTTGAGCAGCCAACGCTGACTTGGAATATCAACAAGGAAACCGGGCGAATTCAAAACACGGCGGAGGGGCAGGCCGCGGTTCGGCAGGCCGTGGAGATTATCTTGAATGTGCAGCGTTTTCACTGGCAGATATTTTCGCCTTATTCCGGTGTTGAGTTTGGCGATTTAATTGGCTTGAATTATGGTTACGTAATTTCAGAGCTGCAACGCCGGATTGTGGAGGCATTGCTGATAGACGATAGAATTCGCAGTGTTGCCGATTTTCGTTTCAGCCGCCGCGATGATACGGTGAACGTCAGTTTTACAGTGGAAAGCGTATTTGGCAGTTTTACGGCGCAGAAGGAAGTGGTTTTGTGATTGATTTGACGGGATATAATTATCGGCAGATTTTGCAAAGTATGCTGGAGCGAATACCGCCCACCTTTGATAAGCGGGATACCTCGCCGATACCTACTGCTTTAAGCCCTGCCGCCTATGCGCTGGAGGGCTTTTATATTACGCTGGACAGCGTGCAGCGCGCGGCTTTTATTCAAACGGCAGGCGGGCAGGCGCTGGATTATCTGGCGGTGCTTGGCAATATTCAGCGTGCGCAGGCCAGCCCTGCGGTGCGTTTGGGTGTTTTTAATATGCCTGTGGCTCTGGGTTCGCGTTTTTCAACCATTAATGGCGCGGGTAGTATTAATTTTACGGTAACGGCGGCGACTGCCAATCCTTTGGAGTATCAACTGACGGCAGAAACGCCGGGAGTGGCGGGCAACGATTATAGCGGCAGCATTTTGCCAATCACGGCGATAAACGGTTTAAGCCAAGCCCAATTGACGGATATATTAATTCCCGGTGAGGATATTGAAACGGATGAGGAACTGCGCGCCAGATTGATTGCGTCTTTGAATAGTCCGGCCTTTGGCGGCAATATTGCTGCTTATCGGGAGTATCTTATGGCGATTGAGGGCGTTGGCGCGGTGCAGGTCTATCCGGTATGGCAGGGCGGCGGCACGGTTAAATGCTCTATTTTGGGCGCAGATTTTCTGCCGGCTAGTCAGGTATTGGTGCAGACTGTGCAAAATGCTGTTGACCCGCCGCCTAATCAGGGGCTTGGTCTTGGTATGGCGCCGATAGGTGCAAAAGTAACAATCGGCACGGCTGCGGCGTTGATAATTGACGTGTCGGCAAAGGTTACGCTGGCGGTGGGTTATACTATTGGGCAGGTGCAGCCGTTGGCAGAGGGCGCGCTGGCGGAATATCTGCTGGAGGTGCGGCGCGCTTGGGGCAACCCCTCAAACAGCGCGGCTGTGGATTATGCTGCCAGCATTTATCAAGCAAGAGTGCTGGCGGCTATTTTAGGCGTAACCGGCGTTGTGAATGTAACTGCTGTAAAGCTAAATAATCAAGCGGCAGATTTGGCTTTAATTGAAAACGGCGATTTGCAGCAAATACCTTTGCTGGGGACGGTGAACCTGAATGTTTAATTGGGATTTGGACACTGATTTGCTGGCCCTGCTGCCGCCGTGGTATCGGGATATTTTGGACTATCAGCAGATCTGCAAGACTGAGAGCGAGCAACTGCAAAGGTTGAGCGATAACATTGTGAGAATTGATGAAAATTTCTATTTTCAGACCATGGACGAGCAGGCCGTGAGCCTTTGGGAAGCAATATTTGGAATTCTGCCGGATATGCAAACAGAAACGCTGGAATTCAGGCGCGAAAGATTGCTTATTCGCATAAAAACTCGCTCTCCTTTTACACTGGCCTTTTTATATCAAAAGCTGGACGAGCTGGTTGGCGCAGGGAATTGGAAAGTTGATTTAGATTATGCCAATTATAGATTGGATATTGAATTGAACTATGACCGTCTGGATAAACCGAGCGTCTTATGGGATAAGATAGCAGCCTTTTTGGCCCCGGTTAAACCTGCTCATATTTTACTACGTTCGGCAATGTCATCAAATATTGTTTTTACGGAAAGTCTTTTGCAAAATCTGTTTTTCAAAAGCCTGCGTCTGCCGTATCGGTTTTTCAACCAACCGAACGATGTAACTTTGCTTAATGGCCGGCGGCGCTTAGACGGCAGTTGGAAGCTGGACAGCGCCTTTCGGGGTATTACCAGCAAAAAGCTGTATATTATCAGCGGCTTTGCGGAGAAAAAAGGGTCTATGCAAGGCAGTCTGACCCGCGATACCATGTGGCGGCTGGACGGTTGGGCAAGTCTGGACGGCAGCAAGAAACTTAATGCAGCGATTATAAAGGAGGAATTATAAAAATGGCAAACACGATTATTACCAACTGGCGCCGGGAGCAGCTTTGCAAGATTACCAGCGGCGCGATTGATACGCTGGCGCCGATTGCACAGGTGGCTTTTGGCGACGGCGGAGTGGACGCGGAGGGCGGCGTATTGCAGCCGGTAGGCAGTCAGCAGGCTTTGGTGCATGAGATTGGCCGTTATCCGATTGACAAGGTGGAATATCCGGTCAGTACCACGGCGCGCTATACGGTAACCATTCCGGCGGCAGATTTGGCCGGGGCGCAAATCAGCGAAGCGGCGCTGGTGGACAGCGAGGGCAATCTGTGCGCTATTCGCAATATGCTAGCCAAGGGCAAGGACGAGGGCGTGGTCTTTATCTTTACATTTGACGATGAGTTTTAAGGAGGTTTGGGAATGGCAGAAAGAAATTATCCGGTACCGGAGAAGCCGGTGTATGACCCGAATATTCGAGCTTTGCAGAACAGCGACGAAGCCAATGCCGATACAGTGTTTAACCCTCTGCTGACGCAGTTAATCAATAATATTCATGCGGTGAAACTGCTGGCAGACGGCAAGGCGAACGGCGACAGTATGCAGGTGGCATTGCAGGATATTGCCAATACATTTGATACGATTAATACAGCCTTAAATGGCAAGGCGGCCAGTAATCATACGCATACGGCTTCGCAGGTGGGAGCAGCGGCCGCTAATCACAGCCACAGTGCGGCCACAGCGCAGGCGGCAGGTTTTATGGCGGCGGCGGATAAAACCAAACTGGACGGTATTGCGGCCAAGGCCACGGCTAATGCGGCCAGCACCACCGTGCCTAAAGCGCTGGGGACGGCTGCGGCAGGCAAGGAGGCAGGTTTTGCCCGGGGCGACCATGTTCACCCCAAGCCCAGTTTGGCCGATTTAGGGGCGGCAGCAGCCAGTCATGCGCATACGGCTTCGCAGGTGGGAGCAGCGGCCGCTAACCATTCGCATACAAAAAGTCAGATTACTGATTTCCCGAGCAGTATGGCTCCCACAGCGCATAATCATTCGGCAGCTAATATCACCTCTGGTGTATTGCCGATTGCCAGAGGTGGTACCGGGGCGAGTACTGCTGCGGCGGCCAAAGCCAATTTAGGTGCAGGATTGCTATTTGCACATGGTACTATAACTGGTGGTATTAGCAAAAGCAAACCTGCTAGTGTTTCGGTGGGATTTGCTCCTAAAATGGTAATTATAAGTATAGATGATAATGCAGAGGATAATTCAATAAATGATGCCAGTATTGCATGGGGAAATGGTTATGTTTCAAATGTGAATTATACTATATCTTTCAATGCAAGTGGTTTTGTTCTTGGTACAAGTTTTTCAGCAACACTAACAAACACGGTTTACTATGTTGCTTTAGCATAATCAGATTGAAAGGAGAAAAAATGATTGTAAATAAACAAAATAAGAGTTATTGT